TTCCTGAACATCCACAAATGGGATTCCGGTATCTTCTGGACATGACAGGAACGCGATTGCCTGAGCCTTGCTCTCAAACTTCTGGCCTTGCTCTTCCATCAGCTTCTTTAACGCCGACCAGTGCATTTCGTTGTAGTTTGGCATGATAATGTCTCCTAAAAGAGCAATGGCGGAGATTTTACCCCCGCCATTGCTGGTTAATTATTTAGTCCTGAACTTGCCTCTGTCCGTTGACATAGACTCTTTCTGCAACGGAGATTGACGCTCCTGAGACTCACCACCCTTGTTAATGGTGATCTTCTCGACGCAGGAAACATTCAGCTCTTCTGATTTGCCTTCTTTCTCAGCCATTTCGTTCTCCTTTTTGGTTAGAACCAATCAATGATTACATCGTAAGTGATCGTGCCAGTAGGCGAACCGCCATTATTGGCAACAGTGGTCAGCAGCACCACGGTATCAGCCGGGATATCAATACCAACGATATTAGAGGCACCAGGATCATCGGTAAGCGCAGTCGCTGTGGGGATAGTCATAGCTGCTGGAAAAAATGTTGCATAAGCGTCCGTATCGCCAGCCTTGCCTACCAACAGTGTGGTTGGGGTAGTAGTGCCAAGCGCATGGTTTGCAACACTGGCCCGAGCGATAACATCAACCAGTCGCCCGGTCTTCCCTTTCGGCCCGCGCAGGGCCATGGTAGCCGCTGCCGCCGTGGTTAGGATGGCGCCGGTGGTGATGGTGACAGTCTGTGGATTTGAATAACTCATCTATCTATTCTCCTTTTGTTGAATTTTAGAGGCTGCAATAGCGCACGATACGAGCCTGGGCAGCAACGGTATGGACAATGGCAAAACCCTCAAGGGCATACCAGGCAACGCCACGATCACGGCCATAATCACCAGGCATCTTGCCCCGGATCTCAGGAGGTGTCACGATGGCCTCAATTACGGTGTCCTCTCCGAAGAAAAAAACGTCATCCCGGAGGCTTGAGTTTTTAGCCGCTATGGTGGTCTGCTCAAAAAAGCGGATACCCTCATACGACCGGCCAACCTCGCCATTCAAAATAGCGCGGAAACCTTCTGGTACATACGAGTGAACAGCTTCAAGCCCATCCTTGAACCCACGGAAGGAAGAAGGCCGACCGATGGAGCGATAGTTCCCGTCAGAATACACGGGGATATTGCGCTCTTTCATCTGGTCGCTGATCAGCTTGACATGGGTGGTGTTCATCGCCACGCTGTTAGTCTGAGTAGGAGTGCCGTCAATGGCCATGGAGATTGCCGCAGTGCTTGCCCCAACCGATACGGCCAGAGGAGTAAGCGCAAACTGTGCAGCGGCTTCTTTCTCAAATGCCTTGGTAGCATCGTTTTTGAGCGCCTTGTTGATGATCTGCTTAACCGGATGCGCGGACATATCATCGAGCAACCCGCTGTAGGGAACAGAGTTACCGAACTCATAAACGGTTCCGGTTCCCTGGGTGATAGTGAAGCTGGTTTCGGGCATCTGCTGATTCTCAGCAAGACGACCGCCCTGCTGGGCTACATCAGAATATACGTTCCAGTGAAAAGTATCTCCCTTGTGCAGACCCTTGTCTGTGAAGTCATCAGCATCACAATGTTGCTGAAAACGGGATTGTGGCTGCATGGAATTACGCAACACGGTGGAAAGCTGGTCAGAATACATGTACCCGCCAGCGCTGTCAGTTTCCCAAATTTGTCCTGCCATGATAAAATCTCCTTTATTACTTAGACGTCAAGCCCTCGCGCCCGGCGAAGCGACTCAACATATTCTTTAGATGTTTGGGTGCGGGGAGGCGGCGCTGATACTGCCCTGGCCGACCCACCCTTAACCACGTCGATGTTTCTCTTTGCAGCCATCTTGTCGGGGATTCCTTTCGATACCTTTGATACCCATTTAGATACAGTCTTGGCCGCTTCGTCGATGATCTTAGCAGGTTCCCAGTTAGGGTTTTCCCTTAAAATCTCTGCCGTCTTAGCATCTACCATCTGCAATAAATTGGGGTCGCGCGTAATAAAGTTGTCCTCTGCCAAAAATGCCTGTACTGCGGTGTTCCTCTCCTTGGCAAAGCGTTGAGCGATCTCGGCATGATGTTCAGCCGCGATCTCCTGCCTTGCCCGGCGTACTGCCTCGGCTGCGATTGTCTCCTTCTCTTCGGGGGTAGCTCGTTGCGCCCTCGACATCTCCAGAAACAATTCATTCGCCTGCTCTACCTCGCCTTCCATAAACGCTTCATGGTATCTTGCGGTGAGGTCTTTTAAATCCGTTTCTATAACGGGAGCTGTTTTTTTCTGATTATCCAGATCCCGCGCCTGCTGGAGCAAAAACTCCCTTGCCTCTTCGAGTTTTGCCCGTTCTGCCGCCAAAGACCTTTCGTCCTGGGCTACCTGATTCAGTCGCTCGCTGGCCGCTGCGTTTTTCTGGTAGGCTTCGATGCCGCCCGCTGCGTCAACCTTTGACTGGAGTACACTCTTTATCTTTCCGTTGACCTTGATCTCTACTTCCTCGTCAACCGCTTCCCCATCCGCATCAGGGCTTAACTCCTCATTCCGCTTGTCGGCATATCGCTTATAGATTGCCGCCCTTGCGTCATCCTCTTCGGACAGCACATCTAGCTCGTCGCTGGCCTCCCCTTCCTGTTCGTCTGGTCCCAGCTCGTCCTTTGCTGCGTCCAGATCAACCAGGCCCTTGTCCTTATCCTCAAACTCTACTGTCACATCACCCATTACTCTCTCTCCTTTGCCGTCCTTGCGGATAGACATAGCCAAATGGCCGGTGTTACATCTCTCGCTCTATTTCGTCCTGCTCGCGAACCTGCTCATAGGCAGACGCGCCCACCTGAATAGCCTCGGCCATCCAGAGTAAAAACATCCTTGCGACATGAATCTCGTTACGGATAGCCCGGTTTCCGCGCTCATCGTCAGCTGGACACTGGATCAATCGCTCAGTAGCCGCCTCAATCTCGTCAATGGCTTTTTGCCTGAGATGCTTACCAATGGGAGTAGCGTAAAACGCCTCCGCGTCGATTCCCAGCTTCGCAACCTCGATTAGATCAATCATCCTACCGCCCCCGGAACCATGTTGTAGTCATCCCTTGCCAGCACCCCGGATGCGGATGTGTTGCTGATCTCCGCACTCATGGCGCGTTTTTTATCGTCAATCTCAGAGACCACGGCAGCCCTTTCATTCATCAGGCGCTCAACGTCGATCTGGTTCTTCTCTTTGGAAATCCGCGCATTAATCGCCGCAAGCTCTGCTTTCAGCTTCTCAATCTCGAACTTCGACCGCGACCGGATCTCCTCGATCTCTTTACGGGACCGGCTGCGCTCTGTTTCCACTTGCAGATGGCCCTGCTGCTCAACCTGCTTCTGCTGGAGCGCCATCTGTAACTCTTGCACCTGCTGCTGCAATTGCTGGACAGCCGGGTCTTGCTGCTCCTCGCCTAGCTGCGGGAAGAATCGCTCTGCGCCCTTGTAGCCCAACGCCCCGAATATCTCCGTGACAACCTCTTTGCCGTCCAGTCCTTGCAGCAATGCGGGCATAAACTGACCAACAGAGTTGAGGCCCATCACTAATCGCTCCACTCGTTGCTGCGGGTTTGTCGCTCCGAATCCAACCGACACCCGAACCGTGACCATCCCTTGCAGGAGATCATCAGTGATCTTGTCAATCCCCATCTTTTGCAACTTGGCCTTCGACCCGGCAATGGCAAGGACAGTCTCGTCATTTTCGTATGCTTGCTCCAGCCTCACCAACTGCTTTAAAACCGGCTCCACCCATGAAGCGGAGAACAGGCGCAACTGATACTCGGTGATTGCATTGGCGTCATTGGCAAGCAGGTTCATCCCGCCCACCGTCTCGTTCATGGTCCTGTTTGACTGCACAGATCCAGGAGAAAACGAACCGGCCATCTCGTCAAAGTCCAGGCTGATACGATCCTGCTCTTGATAGCTCGACCCTGTTACCTCCGGCGGGTTGTCCCACCTGATATCGGTATTGATGTCGTCCACCAAAGTAATTGACCCTGGCACGTTACGGGTAAGGCTTTTGTAATCAACATTGGCTGTACGTTTGGCGAAATATCTCTTGTTAAGAACTAGTGCTACGTTGTCACGCCGTTGGTTTGAGACCTCGTTGGCGTCCTCCTGGAGCGTGAATAGCAGCTCGGTCAGCCCGACCGGAATAGTCTTATGCGACTCAAGGATGCAGCTACCCATTACATACGGGCGCTCACCTTTACGCAGATGGATGTAGGCTTCACGCAGTGGCTTTGGCTCGGTCAGCCGGTGCCGGGTGCCAACGGTGTAGAATATATAGTCCTCACCGCCATCGCGGATAATGTTGCGGTGAATCCATACCGTATCAAAGTCCGAGTTGGCATGGGTCACATCGGTTCCGTCCTGTCTTTTCCCATCCCTGGCAGACCGGATGGTATCATAGGTCATGCCCTCACGAATCTGGTCGGCCTCCATTGGCTCCCATACCCCGGAATCCATCTTGTCCAGCACGTCCCCGATATACATAGGGATCATGTGGATGATATAAGGGGTGGTGCCAATAGGATCGAGCCAGTCCGAGGCCGGGGAAATACGGATATTCTCAATGGCTATAAGCTCCACCACTGATTTGTCAACAACGGTCGTCCGGATCTCGCTTGTAGCCGGTTCGCCCATCTCATCGAGTACCGGCTCGCCGTAATCATTCGTGACTGCTTCTTCTGCAACCTCCTCGTCAAACTCCCAGTACTGGTGAGAGATGCAGACGCCGGTGTTCATCGCGTCCTGGTAGGCTCCTATCAGCGTCCGAAACCATGGGATAGAGTCATCCAGCCGGTAGTTGAGCAGCTCGGTGAGCAGCTTCGCAGAGACTTGTTGCTCATCGTTGGTTTCATCCTGGGCGGTGATCTTGACCATATCCTGAGTGGAGAAGAACGCCACCGCAGCCGCA